GCCCTCGAAATTAAAGTAGATATTGCCAAGGCTTTCCCTAAAGGAACTGGTAAAAATGCAGATGTAGCAGAGAAAAAAGCAGTGAGTGCGGTACGTCAAGTGCTGTCATGTTTTAAGAAGTCGCGTGATGAGAATCTATCACCTAATAACTTTGATACATATGCCGAATGGCGCAAGGCAGTATATAACGAAACACCTCCAACCAAGTTAGAAACAATTCAGAAATGGATTGAAGCAGACGAACCAGAAATTACATTGCAGGATTTGCAAATGTTAATTGATAGCTACAAGGCTTGTGACGTTACGCCAGCGGTTACGCAGGAAGAAATCTCAGAGGCAATTGCTGAAGCCTTGGCAGCGTAAAGTTTCCCTAGGAAATTCTCTGAAGTCTAGAGAGTTTCCTTATTTTTATTTGTATGAAAATTTCAGGAATTGATCTTATGAAATACACGATGCGAGATGTTAACAGATTGATAATGGCCCGTGGCTGGCCTAGGATGATGGCGATGGCGTATTATATTACATTAGCTTATGCTTCAGGTGATGATGTGAGCCAAACTTTACAAGATAATTATGATAGGGAGTTAGTATGTTTAAAGCTGAGTCAGTAGTTAAGGGTTCTTGCAGTACTATGTTTATAGGTGGTCAACTTTTACTCCGCGTATGTTTGTCTACATTTCCTCCCGAATGGTACTATGCTAATGATGATGAGGATGGATGGAACGAGGTTCTAGCCGATGATGTGCCAATGTTTGAACGCCTATATGTTATGAGGGAACAGTAATGACTAAGCACACCTATTACATTGTAGACGCTGAGGGCTACGTTTTATTGACTGTAGTATCACAGAATACTAATCGAAGTTACAACGATGAAGCTGAGTTATCAGTGAGTCCACTACTACCAGTAATTGCCAAGCAATATGGCCTTAATAAAGTTTTTTGGAGTGCATAATAATGATTGCTTATAAAATTATGAAGTATGGTAAAAATGATGGATGGTGGAGCACTTTGTTTCATGCTATTGATGGATCGAAGCAAGTTAAAGAGAAGGAGTGGTTGTATGCTGACGTTAAACATGTTCGTGATGGTAGTGGCGGTAAATACTATTACTCTGGTATTCACGTTCTACCCTCCTTGGCTGACGCTCTAAAATATATGGAGAACTTTGATGATCCACTTGACAAGACCATTGTGTTAGTTGAGTGTCGAGCATACGAGAAGAAGAATCATGCACGAGGCAATGTATACTTGTGCAATTCTATTAAGATTATTGAAGAAGTAGTTGTGATCGTGTAATGCGATCTAAGATAATTTATTAGCACCTAGTAGGGTAGCTTGGGTTTCCCTAGGAAACTCGTTAGACAGCCTTACAGGAGCTTAGAGAGGTAGTATCATGATCAAGTTAAGCAAGCCAAGTAAGATGCCATGTAATTCATGGAGTTTGGAAGCGTTGACAACCTGTCCAGCAAGTTTGCAGGATGATGGTGAGTTAGTGCCAGCGTGTCAAGGTTGCTATGCAACGACAGGGTTTTATAATATGCCTGTAGTTAAAGATCTGCGGGTGCATAATAAAGAAGATTGGCATCGTGATGGGTGGGTGGATGAAATGGTAGGGCTACTAACAAAGAGTAAATTCTTTAGGTGGTTCGATAGTGGTGACGTTTACGATAAACGACTAGCTATCAAGATACTAGAGGTTATGTCTCGTACGCCTCTAACCAAGCATTGGCTACCCACACGTATGCACAAGTTTATTAAATTTAGAGGGGTGTTTAATGAAATGGAATCACTACGCAATGTTGTCGTTAGGTATAGTAGCGATAGCATCACAGGCGAGCTTATTGATGGGGCTAATTCATCTACTATTCTACCCTATGTAGATACTCCAACTACTGCTACCATATGCCACGCCTACTCAAGAGGTGGGAAGTGTGGGGAATGTAGAGATTGTTGGGATAAGGACACAAAAGTTGTAGCTTACCCTATGCATGGTAAGAAAGGAATGAAAATGATTGCACTATTGGAGGTTTTATAATGAAATATCAAGACTTGATGGATGAATTAGATGCAATGTCGCCTGAAGCTAAGGCTATTGTTACTAGGGCTTTAGACTATTACGGAGATCAGAAGACTATTTTAGTGAATAGTGAGTACTTTGACATCCTTGAGGAAAAGAGTGGGTGGATTGAGTCTCTTGAGTACCTTGAACTACTCAGTGACGAGCAATGGTGGTCTGTATATAAGCATAGTGAAGGAGAGAAAGCATGAACACATTAGATTCAACAGTAAAACGAGCACGTAAGTTTCTAAGACTAGGTAACTCCCTAGCATATGAAGACATAATGATTAAAGAATTGAAGGGATGTTCTGAAAGTGAGGACACCGAGTATTTAATCAAGGCAGGTAAGCGTGATGGCTACAGCTTTAGGCAATTTGGAATCAAGGGGAAATAATATGAGTGATATATTCTTAACCAGTAAAGAGTTGTTTCATAATCACGCCCCATCATTTAACTTTGAGTTAGGTGAAGAAGAGCTTGTAGCTAAGGCTATAGCTGTTGGTTTTGTTACGCAAGTTAATAACCCTAAATCCACTGTCGTAGGCCAGCCCGAATACCTATACATGGTTAACTCAGATTACAGGACGATGTCATGAATATTATAGAAACAGAAGAATTAAAATTTCCCAAGGAAACTTATGACGCACTAGATGTGTATAAGTTAGAGCGAGTTCGTTCGCACCTTATAGATGTTATGATCAAGTACAAGGGAGATGATAAGGCGCTTGAGTCACTACTATCTGACGCGCTGTCAGCATCTTATAACTTACGAATAGCTATAGAGGAGAGTTTAGTATGACTAATTCAGAGAGCAGGGTGTGGATGCGTCAAGCAGAGGACAGGAAGTTTATCAAGGCAGTCATGGCAATGGCTGACGACAACGATGACACTAAAGCAGAGTATAATGCAGACTACATACTCTATATCAATAGCTTAGATGACGATGACTTTCAACTATCATATGATGAATGGAGTGCAACATGAGAAAAAAGAATCCGTTTGGTAAGAGTAACTTTGATACACCACATGCAATCTATGAGGGGGAAGGGCCGTGGGGACATTGCACTGTACATGTAATTAAAACCTACCAACACCCCGACAATGAGAGAAAGAATCGATACGCTAAATGGCTTATTGGTGCTAAGACTGACGCAACTCATGGGTCATTTGATTATGGGGATAGCTATGTTCATGATGCATTGATTGGTGACATGCAGCTAGTTAGTTCTGTTGAAGGATGGACTGAGTACTATTCTGAGAGTCCTTTAGTTCTTCAGGAAAGTGAATTAATCCTACTGCAGGAGTTGTATGGATCTGAGGACAATGAATAATGGTTGTTAGAAAGATAGTGTTATATATAATTATAGTATTCTTATTTTGCTATCTCTATAGAGTTTCTTAATAGGATTATACATAATTATTATTAGATGTTCATGTCTTGTTAACAACAGAGTAGAGTATAGCACATATGTAGACACAAGTAAACCCCTATGGTATAATTAACCACTGGGTTATGTATAGGGGTAGTTATGCGTTGTATTAGTTGCGACTGTGAGTTAACGGATTATGAATCAACAAGAAAATACGAGTCAGGTGAATACCTTGATCTGTGTGGTGGTTGTAGTAAATGTATGGATGAAGAGATAGGAACTATTAATCGTATGGACTTGTTATCAATTGGAGATGAATAGGTGTCAGAACTTAAAGAAAAATTAGCACGAGCAAGAAAGTTAGAGAGGCTGAACAATGAGCTAGATGCGTACTCTAAGGGGGCTTTAATGTCTGAGCCATTCGGAACCTACAACAAGGGCAAAGCAGAGAACCTTGTTAAGGCTATTAAATTATTTAAAGAGGGGCAGTTGCTATGAGTATAATATTCAAACCTAAGATCGCTGCTTGGTTCGGTGATAGGAAGGAGCCAGTAAAATCTGTAGTAAAGAAAGTTAGTGGACGACCTCATAAATACTGGGTATCTTCTGAGCTGCAGAAAGTAGTAGACCTAAGAGCATTAGGAGTATCACTATCAGACACTGCTAAAATACTAAATAGAGGACACACCTCAGTATCAGCAGCTATAGTACACCACGACCTGTACGAGAAGATAGCTGAGAAGAGGGCTATGCACATAGCAGGGGTGACTGATGCTTAGTTGGTTCACGGAGGTAGTGTGGTTAGCGGCTGGACTTTCCATACTAGGATCTGTTATCATATTCTTCCTGTCACCTATGTATGAGTTCTTCCAGTACACTAAACATAGTGTAGATACAGAGACTAAGCTATACACTATCATGTGTGAAGCGTTAGATAAGTCTGAGGAGACAGGCAAACCCATCAGCATTACGCTTATGCATAGTGCTAAGGAAGGAGGAGAGGATGAAGATTGAAGTGGGGATAGAAGATGCTAATGCAATTACAGTTAGTTGCCTTAAAAGTTACTACATGAGTATATTAAAAGATAGTGGTGACAGTTCAGATTGGGGTACACTCATGGCCCTTGATGAAGTAATGTGTCACTTTATGACTGACCACGAATATGAGGATTTTAATAATGGGCTTCGTCAAAACACACTTGCCTTGTGACGACTGCGGGAGCAGTGACGCACTGAGCATTGATGATAAAGGGTGGAGCAACTGCTTCGCCTGTGATAAACGAACTAGAGGTAAGGAGATAGATATGGATGTACCTAGTACTAAAGTTTCCTCAGGAAATTTCGATAGAACTAAAGAAGACTTAAACACCAAGCCATATAAGAGTGTAGTTGCTCGTGGCATATCAAGCGATACCTGTAAGACATACAAGGCCCAGTTACATGGCGAACGTATGATCTTCGGATACCATGATAAGGATGGTTTCTTAGTGGGAGCTAAGACTCGGACTCCAGAGAAGGAGTTCTTTACATCAGGTGCTTGGTCGGACACAGTACTGTTCGGACAGAACTTGTTCCCTAAAGGCGGTAAGTACATTACTGTAACTGAAGGTGAGTATGACGCTCTGTCTGCCTACCAGATGCTAGGTAGTAAGTACCCTGTAGTATCTATTAAGAATGGCAGCTCTGGTGCATTGAAAGATTGTCGAGCCTCATACGAGTACCTAGATAGCTTCGATACCATAGTGGTATGCTTCGACTCAGATGAGGTGGGAGTCAAGGCTGCTAACCAAGTGGCTGAGTTGTTTGGTGGTAAGACTAAGGTATATAAGCACACTAAGGACGAGAAGGATGCAAACGATTACCTTAAGTTTGGACGTACAAAAGAGTTCATTGACCGATGGTGGAACTCAGAACGCTTTGTCCCAGATGGAATTATTGCAGGAGCTTCACTATGGGAAGAGGTTAACAAGCCTATCGCCCCAGCAGACTGCCTCTATCCTTTCGATGGACTCAATAAACTTACGTATGGAATTAGATTTGGTGAGTTGGTTACAGTTACCGCTGGATCTGGACTAGGTAAGAGTCAGTTCATGCGTGAGATTATATGGCAGATCATCAGTAAGACAGAAGATAACATAGGAATATTATTCCTTGAAGAGAGTATTAAGAAAGCTGCTCTATCTTTAATGTCCCTTGCTGCTAACAAACCATTACATCTACCTGACACTATAGCTACAGACGAGGAGAGGAAGGATGCATTCGATGCCACGTTAGGCACTGATCGTATATTCTTATTCGACCACTTCGGTTCTACTGGTGTTGATAATATTGTAGCTCGTGTACGTTACATGGCTAAAGGATTAGGATGTAAGTATGTAGTATTGGATCACGTATCCATTGTGGTGTCAGCACAGGCTAGTGGCGATGAACGTAAAGCATTAGACGAGATCATGACTAGGCTTCGTATGCTAGTACAGGAGACAGGAATTGCACTGTTCATTGTATCTCACCTCAAGCGTCCTGATGGTAAAGGTCATGAGGAAGGTGCAGCGTCTAGCTTGTCACAGCTACGTGGCTCTGGCTCTATCGCACAGCTTAGTGATATGGTACTAGGTCTTGAACGTAATGGACAAGCAGAGGATGAAGAGACTAGGAACACTACTCATGTACGTGTACTTAAGAACCGATTCTGTGGCCTCACAGGTAAGGCTAATGAGCTGGCATACAGCCACTCTACTGGTCGTATGCTTGAGAAGGAAGAGGAGAAAGAGTTATGAGTAAACAGATAAACACTTATAGAATTACCAATCCTGAGGAGATTGACCTAGTTAACTTTGAGGAGGCTATGGCTTATCTTAAACTAAAAGGTAAGAGGAACCCTATGCCTTATGATAATGGTAAGATATGCTTTCATCATAAAGGAAACTACTTCTTCATCAATACATTAACTTGGAGCTGGTGCTTACGGAACAAAGCTAATAGGAAATGGAATCGTGCCACTTCAATGGATGCAGTATATAAAGCTATTGAAGAACATGGAGTGAGTTACATGGCCTATGCAAAACGTAAGGGATGGAGGTGATTCATGAGTAAGATAGGCAGCTACGCACTAGAGGTGATGGACAATGAAGCTAACGCTAGATATAGAGACAACATGGAAGCAGGATCATATCTGGTGTTGTGGAATCCAAAGAGAGGGCGAGGTAAAGCAGAGGTTACTAGTGAACCCAATGCAGTTAGAGCAACACCTTCGCCATACAAGCCACGTAATAGGACATAACATCACAGGGTTTGATGCACCTAAGATAGATAAACTATGGCAGGTGCAGATCCCTAACCACAAGCTGAGAGATACAGTGTTGCTATCTCGTCTATGGTGTCCACGATTAGAAGGTGGTCATTCATTATCAGCTTGGGGTGACAGGTTGGGATACCCTAAGATTAAGTTCGATGATTATGATGGTGGTCTAACAGAGGAGATGCGTACCTACTGCAAGATGGATGTTGAGATAACCCATCTGCTTGAGCCTCACCTCACCAGCCTACTACTAGAGGATGGATTCTCAGAGGAATGTATTAAGCTAGAGCATGAAGTAGCAATCATAATTGCAGAGCAGCAGTCTAATGGATTTAAGTTAGACACTGTGAGAGCAAACCAATTGTTAAGTGATCTTATGGGGAGAATGAATGAAATCGAACGAGCAGTCCAAGCAGTCTTCCCACCCTTGGTGGAGGAGCGAGTCTCGGAAAAGACAGGTAAGCGGCTTAAAGATAAAGTCACAGTCTTCAACCTCGGAAGCCGTAAGCAAATCGCTGAAAGACTCCAAGGCAAAGGAGTAGTATTCAGTAGTCAAACTGACAAGGGTAACATCATTGTTAATGAGAAGACCTTGGCAGGAATAGATTTACCTGAAGCTAAGTTGATACTAGAATATCTAACCTTACAGAAAAGAGTTAGTCAGATCGATAGCTGGGTAAATGCAGTTGGTAGTGATGGTCGTGTACATGGTGGAGTGATTACTAATGGAGCTGTCTCTGGACGTATGACTCATAATAATCCTAACATGGCCCAAGTACCATCAGCTAAGAAGGACAAGAAGACAGGTGAGTTACTATTTGGTGCAGGTTCAACCTATAGTACAGACTGTAGAGCCTGTTGGATTGTAGAGGAAGGGAACTTATTAACTGGCATCGATGCTTCTGGTTTGGAGTTGAGGATGCTTGCCCATTACATGAATGATAAAGCCTACATCAAGCAACTACTTGAAGGGGATATACATACGTATAATCAACACATGGCTGGGCTAGCTACTCGTGATCAATCGAAGACTTTCATATATGCCCTGATTTATGGTGGAGGTTTCGCTAAGATTGGAGAGATAGCTGGTGGCTCTGCTCGTAAGGGTAAGCAACTGGTTGATAAGTTTATGAAGAACCTACCTGCGTATGCTCGGTTGAAAGAGATCGTATTGCAGAGTATGCGTAAACGTGGTACACTACGAGGGCTGGACGGACGTAGGTTAAGAGTAGAGTCAGAGCACAGTGCTTTAAATTTTCTCTTACAATCTGCTGGCGCAATAGTGATGAAGCAAGCTCTAGTTATTCTCAAGAAATCTCTTGATGATAGTGGAGTGTGGTACAAGTTTGTAGCTAACGTCCATGACGAATGGCAGATCGAATCTTCAGCAGAAGATGCAGACTTGGTAGGTAAGTTAGGAGTACAGGCCATCGTTGATGCTGGGCTGCACTTTGAAATGAATTGTCCATTGGATGGTGACTACAACGTAGGGCCAACTTGGGCGCACACACACTAGCTTTGCACATAGGTCTAGTGATAATGTTTAAACAAAGGAAAAATCCATGCAAAATCATAACCCACTTAAAATCGAAGCCACTGCTTTCTGGTTCTCATTCCTAGAGAAGAATGAAATGTCAGACAAGTATCAGGTAGATCTTAGTGAACTATCAGAAGAACAAGTTGATCGCCTAGAAGGTATGGGTGTATCAGTTAAGAACAAAGGTGATGACCGAGGTTACTTTGTCACAGCTAAGTCGTCTAAGTATCCACCTCATGTAGAGGATGATATGGGTTTCAAGATGACTGAATCTGTAGGTAATGGATCTAAGTGTACCTTCATTGTTAAACCTTTTGACTACAACTTTAAAGGTAAGACAGGTGTTAGCTTAGGCATATCCAAAGCACGAGTGAATGACTTGGTTCGTTACGAGTCTGCTGCTACTAGCTTTGAGGATATTCCAGAGCTATGATCTTACTCGTTGATGCAGACATCTTTTGCTATCGCATAGGTTTCGCTTGCAACAACGAGTCACAACAGGTCGCTTGTAAGACACTGCTCAACTATGTGAATACTATCATTGAGGATCTAGTAATGGATTCAGATGATGCTACTCATACAGTTGAGTATTACATTACAGGCAAAGGTAACTTTAGGAATGATCACGCTGTCACTGTACCCTACAAAGGTAATCGTGATGGTATGGAAAAGCCTATACACCTCCAAGCACTGAGGGATTTCTTTGTAGAAGAACTCGGTGCTATTGTGACTAGTGGTGAAGAGACAGATGATAGGATAGCAATACGTGCAACACAGGAAGGTGATAAAGCTATCGCCATATCTTTAGATAAAGACTTTGACCAGTTTAAAGGCTGGCATTATAACTTTGTTAAGAAGATTAAATATTATATTACGGAAGAAGAAGGCTTACTTAATTTCTATAAGCAATTCTTAGAAGGTGACAAGGTTGACAACATCATAGGTGTTGCTGGCATTGGCCCTGTTAAAGCTGGTAAGTTACTGGCTGGTAAGACTGAGCTTGAAATGTATAATATATGTGTTGATAAACTAGGTAGTGAAGAGAGAGCCATTGAGAATGGGATTCTCTTATACTTACGTAGACAGGATGATGAACTATGGCAACCACCAAGACCCGTAACAACGGACGCTGGACAGAAGCTAGACATAAGTCCTTCATAACCTCCGCTTTACGTGGAGCACATGGTAAGTGGGGAGTGAAGACTGATGTTAAGAAATCTGCTAGAGTTTCTACAGGGCGCTATCTTTGTGCTTGCTGTGGGGTCATTGGCCCTGCTACTCTTCCACCTGTTGGAAAAGGTCGTAGGAGAAACAACGCTGCAGTGGATCACATCGATCCTGTTGTTGACCCAGCAGTGGGCTTTGTAGATTGGGACACATACATAAACCGTATGTTCCTAGAAGAAGATGGTTATCAAGTCTTGTGCTGGGTATGTCATGGCATTAAGACTCGTGATGAACGTGAAGTTAGAACCTTAACTAGAAGGAATACTAAATGAAACATTTAATCATACCTGATACGCAGGTCAAACCCGACACAAGTTATGATCACTTAGAGTGGGCAGGTAAGTTTGCTGCTGACACTAAGCCTGATGTTATTATACACTTAGGGGATCACTGGGATATGTCCTCCCTAAGCTCCTATGATGTAGGTAAGAAGAGCTTTGAAGGTAGGCGGTACACTAAGGACGTAGAGTCTGGTAATGAGGCTATGGCTGCTCTCATGAAGCCTATCCTGCAGGAGCAATGGCGGCTCACTCGTAACAAGAAGAAGCAGTGGAATCCTAGAATGATATTCTTAATGGGTAACCATGAGAACCGAATCAACAGAGCCACTGAGAATGATCCTAAACTTGATGGGTTAATTAGCTACGATGATTTCAACCTGCAAGGCTGGGAAGTTAAGCAGTTCTTAGACCCCATTGTTGTTGATGGTGTAGCGTACTGCCATTACTTTACATCAGGTGTCATGGGTAGACCAGTATCCTCTGCTAAGATGCTACTCACTAAGAAGCACATGAGCTGTGTGATGGGGCATGTTCAAGACAGGGACATAGCCTATGCACGTAGGGCTGATGGTTTGAATATGACAGGACTCTTTGCTGGTATCTACTACCAACACGATGAAGAGTACTTGACACCTCAGACCAATGGATCATGGCGTGGACTGTGGGTAATGAATGATGTAAAGGATGGAAGCTTTGACGAGATGCCAGTTAGTATGAACTATTTAAGGAAACGATATGCCAATGACACTCGAAGAGTTGAAAGTACATTTACAAGCGTTGGATGAAGTCATGCTCATTGAGTTGTTACAGCTTGACAGTGCAACCTTAGTGAATAGGAATGAGGATATTATTATTAATAAGTTCTCAGAACTAGAAGAACAGTTAGAGGATAGAAGTTATGAATAAGGTTGAACCCACCTTCATAAACCCCCAGTACATAAACGAAGACGAAATATGGTCAAGGAATATCTTCTCACAAGGGGAGGCCAATACACCTGATGAACATGAACCATTCCTAGGTTCTGCTAAAGCTACTCAGGTAGGAGGTGACCACTACTCTAAGCTTAAGATACAGCCTATGGAATACTCTATGGCTAATGAGTTGAATGCACTACAGCATACAGCTATTAAGTACGTAACTCGTTATCAAGATAAGGGTACACCATTACAGGACTTAGCTAAGGCAAAGCACTGTATCGATATGATGATAGAAGATTGGATGGAGAATCATGAGTGAGAAAGTAACTACCAAAGAGTGTCCTCAATGTGGGAACAAAGACCTACTCACCTTCACAAGTATCAATAAGAAAGCATGTGTGGATTGTCACATAGAGTTTGATTGGTACTTAGAGGAAGGGCAGAAGAGTTTGTTATAGTTTCCTAGGGAAATTCAAGGCAAAATAAAGGGGACAATTAAGTCCCCTTCTTTGTTTCTAGTCCTTCAAATTATCAGGCATCACATCACCAAGACCTTGCTTCCTATACCAAGCAGACAGCCACTTCCTAGCAAACTCTGGATCTTTCTGCTTTAGTTTATAAGCAAACTGCTTACCCACTCTTAGACGAGCCTTACGTACCCTACTATCTAATATCTTTTTCTTCTTAGAATCAGAAAGAGCTTGATACTCTGGTTCTTTAATGACAGCTTCTAGTATAGGAGTTAACACCTGAGCATTGATTTCTCTAAGCTCTGCAACGTCCTCACTAGAAAGTTTAACACCTTGGAACTTATTAACAATCCCTCCCTTGTTCCACTCAATATCAGTAATATGTTTCTGTAAAGGAGATAGATTATCTTCAGAAGAGAACCCTATATTAAGTAAAGCTTTGGTAATATCAGTTTCTTGAGGGCCACCATACACACCATACTTCTTAGGCAACTGCTCACGAAAGATAGGTATACGAGCCTGAAGTCTTTCTAGAACAGACTCAGTTTGTCTCTCATACGTGTCCATAGCCTTAGCTATGTTGGCTGTAATAGCTGGTGTAAAGGGACGAGCCGCTGTCTCTAGAAGAGCTGAACCAGTATCTATGTTAGGATCAATAATCACTTCCGTTAAAGCGTGGAAGCCTTCTAGGAATGTCTTAGAGGTTAAGTTGCTCTTAACAGCATACAACATATCCTGAACCAACTCCATCCCTTCCTCAGTGTTGATGTCATCATCATCCAAATAATCTTTAGTGAAATCAAATAGATCAGCAGCCATAGCAAGAGGAGTGGCTAAAGGTTCTATACGATTATACTCCATCCAAGTATCCCCAATCTTAATTGAGTATGGCTTCTTGCCTGTGTCCTTCCAACGCTGCCTCTCAGAAGCGGTACGAGGTAGACTACCAGTAAGGTTATCTTCTTGATACATAGTGCCTACCATAGCAAAGACAGAAGCTCCAATAACCTGACGAGGCAGTAGCTCTGCTGTTGTCATCTTCCGTGAAGGGCCATGCATAGGTATTACAGAAGTACGGAAATCTAGTAGTGCATCCCCTAGTCCTTCCTTATTTATCTTCCTGATGTGTAGAGCAGGGACTATTGGAATATAATTGTAACCTTCTTTAATAATATTCCAAGGAGTCTTAATGAATGGAGCAAACAAAGTAAAGGCTGGGTACTCATGCCTAAGCTTCTGTGCCTTAAGGGGAATACCTTCAAGCTTCTGCTGAAAAGCATTAAACAAAGCATCATCCCTCACCCATGAAACCATCTCATTACTTTTCCTCAGTACATCTAAATCATCGCCAACTCCCTTATGTCCTGCGTTGACCCTGTCAGTATTACGAGCAGCTACAAAAGCTTTAAGACGAGCATCCCACTGAGTAGTAGGGGATTCCTTACTAAATAACTGACCCTTATAATCTTTATAAAGCTCATCGTAAGAACCCATACCTAGCTTACTATCTTCAGAAGCATACTTAGAGGCTGCTTGGTATAGGCTCTGCCTACGATACCTAGACTTACCATACTCGTCTATACCTACGATAAGCTTAGTAGGGAAACGCACAGCCCCTTCAATCTTAGTACCACCTACACGAGTACGACCAATGGAGTTATGCATGTAATCCTGCATGTCATTCAGTAGATCATTTACCTCGTCATTAGTTAACTTAGCAGTGTCATCTATCTTGAGTGTAGTCTTAACATAATCATCCCACTCAGCCTTGTCCATTTGTAGAGATCGTCTTACAGTCTCTTGATCCAGTGAATATCCTTTTCCAAATCCTTCACGGAAGTATAGAAGGTCAGCACTGAAGCCTTCGAGAGATGCATCCCACATCGCCTTAACCTGCCTCCACTCTCTGCCTCCGTTGGTTAAACCTATACTGTCTAATGCAAATCCAATAGTCTCATTAGCATTCTTAAGAGTCTGCTGAAGAGCAATAGAAATCATGTTGACTAATGGCGTACCCATACCTGAGAGCATTGAGTTAATAGCTACGTCCAGTGCTACGTCAAACGCACTTACCTTATTATCCTTACGAGCGAGGTGCGCGTCCATCCAATTCTTCTGCTGCTGGGGAGTTAAGTTACTTATAACTCCTGCATTTAAAGAATTAGTGTTTACGGCAACTCTACACTTAGGGCTTAACTTTGACATTAACATTCCACTCCTGCAAACAACTGCTTAATCTCACGATTGTTCGCTATATCTTGCTGCAATTTTTTACGAGCTGTCATTACACCAGCAACTTTACTTCCTTGTCCTTTGAACCATGCCTGTATACCATAGAACACATCAATATCATTATGCAGTAGAGCTATCTCAGCGTCTGACATACCATCAGTGTGTTTAGTAAGCATACTAAAATCTAGTAACTTCTGATCTACTTCAGATAATAAATCTCTCATACCTGTCAACTCAGCGGCATTGAATATCTTCTCAGGGTTGGCTAATATATACCTAACCATGTCATCAAGGTTATCAATGTCCTCGTCCTTTAAGAATTTACTAGCACTCTTTTCAATGTTCTCAAATGTATACCTTCCTGATGAACCGAACCTAGCCGCATAAGTATCCAACCCACGACTACGTGCAATCTGAGCCACAGTATCAGAGTACTCATCAAGGGTAGTCTGCTCTCTCTTAGCCTTGTCATACTTATCAAAATCATCAGGAGTAATCTCTTCTCCTTTATTCACCTTACGATTTACATTATCAATAGCTTCTTTAGAAGAGGAAGATAGTTTGATAGGTACTATTGTTTCCTTATTATCCCCACTAACCTTACCTTGAACTACCCTACGAGTACTGTCTTCTTTACTACGAGGCATAAACTGTTGACGGACAAATGGATCTTGGTTAACTCTTTGAGCACCTGCTGTATCATTCCTATCTAAGAATCTAGGAGTGTCAAGTCCTAAGCCTAGCTTCCTAGCTAGAGAAGGTTTGCTGCTAAGTATAGAAGGAGGGGCAGGTGGTTGTCCTTGCACAGCTTGTGCTATAGGAGTACGAGGTAGTGGAACAGAAGATTGTTTCAGCCTATCAGCATACCCTTCTATCTTACTGAATTTACCTAGCTTTGCATTCTCAAGATTAGTAACTGCTTTTCTTAAAGTAGTAGCTGAAGCTAGATCAAGCTCTAACTTTTTAATCTTAGCATTAGACTCAACGGCCCTAGCTTCCATAACCCTAGAAGCATTACGATTACCTAGAGTTGGTTTAGAACCAGATCCCTGAAGTTTTGCAAGAATATTACCTAGCTTAAACGACTTATCTTTCTCAAGCTTTAAAGTTTGGTTAAGAGTAGCTACGTCTTCTTTAGAAGGAGCACCCTTAGCTTCTAACTCTAGTTCTTTCAGTATCTTAGCATTAGACTGTTCAACAGTACGCACAGGAGCATTAAATATTTGCTCTATATTTACTGACTCTGTCTTTACAGGAGCACTTGAGTCTACTTCATCTACTGCTTTAGCTACCTTGTCTGTAGACTTGGTTAAAAGCTTACCAATACCAGCACCTAAGCCACTTCCTAACACAGTACCTGCAAACATATTAGCTACAGTGGAGTCTCCATACTGCTCATACACTGGCTCTAGAGCGCCTCCAAAGAATCCTTGGGCAGCGCCCCTAGAAGCATATGTACCTACCTTAGAAGCGAATGTAAGAGGCTTGAGAGCAAACGCAGGTATAGTAATAGGATCAAGAATACCACCGCCAAGCATACCAAGAACAGAAGATACTGGGTTCTGTTCCATCTGTATCCTAGAACGATACTCAGCTACTTGATCAGCTTTCTCTTGTCTAGGAGTTTTCTGCACTCCTGCAAAATCTTTAATCCCTCGGATACTTGAAGTGAACGAACGCCCTGCTTGATCACCAAAAGTTTCAAAGTTTCCGTATTGCTTACCTTCCGCTGCTTCCCTCTCCACTACTTTATTGACCATTACTTCTCTTGGAGTACCATTAGGAAACTCCATTGTCCCTAACGTAGGGTGCTCATAAAAAATAGTCATGATACCTCCAGAGTTAAGGTGTTACTTTTAAAGTCTTAGAAATCTCATCAGGGGTAGCACCTAAAGTACCTAACATAGCTTTAATTTTTCCTAACTCTATAGAACGATTCTGAATTTCATAAGGCTCTAATCCACCAGCTCTAAGCTCATTGTACAAACTGGTTGCTTGCGCTAGTAAACTTGTTATTTTAATTTCAACACCTTTGGGATCACCTGCTTTTACATTCTCTATTTGATTAAGGATTTCCTGTTTAAGACCCTCGTCACTAGTAAATAACAACTGCTCTTCTAAATCATTAACAGTCGATTCAATTTCACTTTGATCTAAACCTGCCTCACTCTCACTTGGACTTAAATTTGCAACAGTACTATCTCCTCCCGATCCTGCAGGGGTTTTACGACCCTTTCTTAAACTAGACATCCACTCTGCATATGAATTAAATTCCTTGCCTTGTGTTGCATCAGCTATTCGACCATCAGGGTACTCAGTTATGCTGTGTGTAACAGCAGGAGTAGTAGTACCAGTTATAGGATTAGAAGAAGCAGGGGTAATAATAACATTACGAGGCTTACCTAAAGCCCTATCCTCTGTACTTCTAGTTGCTTCAGTTCCTGCAGCCTCCATCTCATTAGCACGAGAGTGTAGAGCCATAGCCTGAGCATAGTCACCACTCATCATTAGTTGTTGAGCAGCGCCCCTCATACCTTCAGGAGTATTAAGATCAGCCCCTTGCATACCATCTTTCACACTCTGAGCCTGTGCCATCTCTGGAGTCTGTAATCCAAACATGTTGTTAACGCTTTGACCTACTAATGCACCACCTGCCGCACCTGCAGCGAAGTAGGGATTCATAGCAGATGCTTGCGACACTGCCTTGTTAGTTCTATTCTGTTGTATTGTATTTGGATCTAAACCAAACAAACTCATTACATCACTAGCCATAGTATTCTCCTAGTTGTATCCGAATGGGTTGTTGCCAGAAGTGTTTGGGTTGGTATTGTATGTAGGCACAGGAGCTGTAGGTTGATTAAGATTACTCCAGTCAATCTTACCTAGAGAATTACCAATACCTGTGTAACCACCTGACTTAGCCATGCCTGCATCCTGAAGATTTCCAGCAGCACCTGACATACCTGATACTAAGTTACTACCTGCAGCATTAGCAGCATTAGCAGCATAGTTACCGAACATACCGCCTAACTCTTGTTGCTTTAGTCCCATATTATCAAGGTTTTGAGAAGAATTTAACATGCTTTGACCAATACCAATATCGGTCTGTCGCTGTTGTTGTGCTCTATCAAATGCATTGTAACGATCTGCTGCATCCTGTTGTGCAAATGCTTGAGCAAATCCATATCCTTGAGGAGACAACATACCACCTCCGCTAGCACCTAAGCTCTCAGCACCCATACGAAGACCACTAGAGCCAGTGCCAAACATACTCTCACCTAGTCTCATGGCCTCCGCATTACGAGAACCAGCACCTAAGTCACGCTGTTGATTATAGAACTGATCTGCTAGTTGGTTATAGTCGCCACCAGCAGCACCAAAGGCTTGACTACCTAACCCCATCATCTGGTCTTGCTGTGCTTGATAGCGAGGGTCTAATGCAAATAAAGATTGACCATCTTTAAAAGAAGAAGTACCTAAGCCAGAAGTCACTCCGTATGGCTTATACTGACCACCTGCGTAAGCCAAGTTAGCTGCATCCTGCTGTAGTTTTGATGCGTCCCTAGATCCAGCGGCTGCTGCATTAGCTCCAGCACCTCCGAATAATCCTGAAATTAATGATGGTGCAACTGCACTAAGTATTTGTCCCCACATATTCTTGTTCCTTGTCCTGTATTTAATTTAAGCGGTGCGCTTCCAAAAGTAAACTACAATGTATGGCTGCATGATATTATGTTGAGCACCCCCACCTTCATAATCTAATTCAGATGCCCTAGGATACATCTGACCACCCCTATCACCACCACCATCAGGGTCACCATCACCAGCCGTACCTGTGTAACCATGCACATGACTAGGTATCTCGTTAATAGTCAACGTATGCGTCTTAGCACCACCTGTTTGTTCTGGTGTCTGCATTGAAGTGTCTCCACCATCTCGACCTGCCAGTACACGACCTGCGCCAAAAGCTACCCATGTACCAACCCCTAATAATGTTGCTGGGTTGGTTGCTACTATTGCTGTGTAGATAGATCCTACAGGATAGGCATGTGCGTTAACAACAGCATTTGTAACGGCTGGTATTGCTGCAATTGCTGCACTAACTGCTGTGCTAATTGCAGAAGCAACAAACGCAGTAGAAGCTATCTGTACTGAGGTCGTTCCAGCAGAGGCTGTAGGAGTTGTAGGAGTACCTGTCAAAGCTGTATTGTTAATGTTAGCTTTAGTGGCTATCGCAACTGATATTGCATTAAATTCATCGTCTATCTCTGCACCTTTAACTCGCTTGAGGGCGTTACCTGCAGGTAAGCTATCTTTAGTAGCAAAGTTTGTGGACTTTGTATAATTACTCATTATGAAACCCTACCTTGTTTAATATATAAATCAAATTTCTGAATAGAAACTTCATTTCCACTTATCTCTGTCTCGAAGCCTAGCTGAATAACTGAGCCACTCCCTCCAAGAGCTAGTTTAATTTTATCTGTACTGCCACCACCTGTAAACTCTCCTATGTTATACTCAGAAGTGTTATACTCAGATAGAGCCGTTTGTTTAACTATAGCATTATAAGATCTGTACTCATCCGCGTAATCTACACCTGACTTAATGGTGAATGCTTGACCACTTCCTCCAATTAATGTAATACCTACAGTCTTTAATATCTTAGTTGTTGTTGGTTGATCAAAGTCAAAGTAGTTAGTATAGTAGAGCATTCGATAAGGGACACCATCATCTAGGTAGCCATCGTACTCAGCTATGCCTGTAGTCTGCCCAAAGAATAGACGACCATCAGCTGTATTAACCATTCCTTTATGAGTTAACCCTGCCCACTTAGTAACTCTAGAAGCTCCGTTCTCTAACTTACCTCTCATATCAAAGCAGTACAGTGCCTGACTAGTAGGGAAACTAAGAAGGTAGAAAGCATGTTGAGGGGAGTAAACACTTTTAATATTATCAATAGGTTCAGTAGCAAGAATCTCAGAAACTTCATCACGGACATTAATAGACACATCGCCTATTGGAGTAGACTTCTCTTGTATTACCCTACTCAAGGAACGAACACCTGAGTTAGATAAAAATAGAATATCAGTACCTGTGTTCTGAACCGAGTCACGAGCTATGCAGCCCACTCCTTCAATTACTTCTACTAAACGTAAGGTCGATGGGGTCAGGTAGTTGTTATTAGAATCAGTGTCTCCGTAAATAACAATACAGTTCTTACAGAATATTATTAAGAATCCGTTAAATGCACCGAGAGCTACAATTGAATCTCCACCCTTAGTCCATATCTTTGATATATCTAGAGAACCACTAGCACCTCCACTCCATTTAATTCCTCCTCCATTATTAGTAACCAAGTCGGAGAAGTGTACAGTATGGTTGTCACCTATAATGTCTGCTGCATATAATCTACCATAAGAAGACAAGACACAGTTTGCTTGAGGGGGTACACCAGATGCGTTTGTGTGATCTCTTACTCTTTGTAAGGAACCGCCTGACTGCTGAACCAATGGATCATGCCCACGTTGGAACAAGTAAGCACGATCACTTAACGTAACACCCTGCCAGTTGTTAGCAGTAATAGTAATGTTAGAAACTGGAGTTCTTTCTGTAAGAGTAGTCAAGCCTGTATAGACCTTGTTATCACCCCATGATATATAAGTAGAAACTCCTGAGTTGCTTATAAACTCATGTATTCCTTTAAGGTTAACAACAGTACTAGCTGTTGTACGATCTATCCAACCCTGCCTAGAGCCAAGACGACCAGACTTATCTATTACACAGTTTGTGGCTTGTAAGGCAAAACCACTGGCTAAAGTAATACTACTTTCCTGTGTATTTAAACCATAAAATCCTGGGGCTGCTATAGATGTTGAGAGTAGTTGTGCCATTAGCTAGTCCAAATAAGTTCTTCAGGATGTTTGTTTGCATCTAATTGAATAGCATCATTCAATGCTTTATTAGCTACCATATATGCTGTATTACCCATCTGTCCGTTATCCTCACCACGTTCTTCAACTGCCTTAGCATAAGCCAACATGACAACTGGGTTTGCAGGAACATTAAAGTTATCAGCATCAGTTTCAAGATCTAGTGTACGAGCTACTACGTTAAATCGTATTGTATAAACCCCATCTGGTTTAGGGAACAAGTCAACTTTTGTATCACCATCAGTACTTACACCATTGAATGAATAATAAGTAGGTGCTCCAGTAGCAGGTGCTGATGAAAGGTATTGAGTATCAAACCAACGAGCTGTTTGGTAAGTGAGGAAAGAATAAGTACTTGCATTTGTAACACTTAGAACATTAATATCATTCTGTGTTCCATTCAACTCGTAGTTAAACACATCAGCAGAAGTAACAAGAGTAAGAGTGGTTCGTAATGCTGACCAATTCCACGCTTCTTCTACTTCACGTTTAGAATCATTAATAAATAAACCAATGAGTTGACTGTACTCAGTATCAGTGATTGCCTCAACTGGCCTTTCTCGTAAACGCTGTAGAACTTTGTTAACTGCTACTAAATAATTCATATATTTATACCATATTTTTGTTGAAAAGTCAAGAGTTATTTTCTTGCTACAATAGACTGCCCGAAGTACATACCAACTACTGCCATGATTGCATGAGGCAACCACTCAGGAGTAACCATACCTTCTAGAGTTTCCCATTCAGTAACTGTGTTAGTAAAGTCTAAGAATAAAAACTTAAACCCAGAAGTAACTTCAACAGGTACCACTGTAGGGAGATCTAATAGAGGAGCAGTTAATATAAAAGCTGCCATCCCCATAAAAGAAACTACTAAGAATCTCCTGATCCACTGTGCATTAGGGTTCTGATAGGCACGAGCATTAGCTACACTATCCTCAGAGGCCGAGAATCGCTGTATGAGAGCTTTCTGCTGTTCAGCCTTATCAGACTGTGCCTGTGACCACATCTTCATTACAGCGCCTCCTAGGACGCTTAGAATCATTGTGATCATTTCCATTGGTAGTCCAAACATATACCCTCCTTTAAATTTCCCTAGGAAACTTTCTTCTTATGTACCAATACTTTACTAGAGGCAGTGTGTTTAGCACCTGTCATAACTCTACCTGACGTATGCTTATGAGTCTTACCTTTGTATTCAGTACCATTCTTTAAATAATGCTTAACACCTTTCATACCTAGTACCCTCTCTTCTTAACTGTTTTCTTAACTGGCTTCTTTGCTGTCTTAGCAGCAGCCTTGAAATCTTTAGCAGTTGGTGCGCCTTTGTCACCTGCTTTCTTCATGGTCTTGCCACTCTTTCTTTTAGCGTGTATGTTTGAATATAAACCCATTGTAACCTCTTGTTAAATTGCTAGTGGTGTCTGTATACAGAACAGTACAGTAGTCTTATCTACCTGCTCTCTAACAGTTACATAGTTTAGCATAGGGTTTATTTGAAGATTAAACCCACCTATCTTAGATACTTCAAGTAGTCCCATCCTACACTCTTTAAGAGTTGGAAAGCTCTTCACTACAGCAGGTATACTAGGCTCTCCGCTTGCTAGCATTACAGCTACAGCCATTGAGTAAACTACCATTTTACTTTATCAGACCAGTAAGCTGCACTGGTTTTACCCTTTGCAATGTTCTTAGCATGTCGTGATTTAAAAGATTTACGTTTAGCTTTCATTGCCTCAGACTCACCAGCTTTAGGCTTACCTGCTGTACTAGCTCCTTTCTCACCAAAGCGGATCATTCGATCTTTACCATTATCCTTGATAAGAACTACATGAGACTTCTTACCTTTAGCAGAAGCTTTAGGTTTATTGTATCCTGCGAAAGTCTCACCTCTATACTGTATAGACATCTTAACCTCTCATCATAAATGCCAACCCTGTTACCAGAGCAGCTATTAATAATCTAACGAACCACTCATTGGCACCACTAGCCTTGACCACCACTGCTAACTTAACAGCATGATCATCGATAGCTTCACTATGTCTATTCAATCTATTATCTTGAGTAGAGTTGTGGTTTAATATTCCATCAATCTTTGTATCTATTTCAACAAGTTTAACCATTGCATCAGCTAACTTATCAATCTTAGTTTCTAACCTGTCAAACCTATCCTTAGATTCCATCTCTATCATTCCTTTAGCCTACAACTTCTAAAGCTTCAACACGAGCGATAAGCTCTTGGATTGTAGCTACTAATAATGGTACCACTTTCGCTTGATCGATCCCTTGCATATCTGGCACTGAACGAGTAGCCATGATCTGTTCTGTGGTTTCACGCCATGCTTGACCATCTTCTAAAGTTTCAGGTTGTGCTACGTCTGAGCTATGGATAACTTCATCAACAGAGTCAAAGGCTTCATGTACTGCTGCAACTGCAACAACCTCTGCTTTGATAACGTTACCATCAACATCATAGTAAGCTGGGCTAGCTTCAATGGC